TGATGCCGGTTGACTCACTCCCTTTATGGTCATGGTTCGCGGCGATCCGGAAAAGCTGATGTCGTCAATTACGAAGTTCCCGCAATGATACACCTCGACCTGTCCGTCTCCGTTCCAATTGTTCAGGTAAATATAAACGTCCAGGTCTTTTTCTTTTTCCGGCTGCCAGGTATGGCCTGTCAGAAATCCGCCGTCTCTGTCATTCAGAACGATAGTTATATCATCCAGTGTTCCTGATGCATTGTCCGTATATGACAATGATTCGATATACGGCGACAGCTCTATCACGTTTCCGTCATAGGACGCAAGAACACTGGCATGTCTCGCATTAGCCATTATTCATGATCTCCCGCCATCTCGCCTGATCTGAAAGCACTTCTGCACTTTCTGTATATGGCGAATCCGGAATATCAAGTGTCACGCCGTCTGAAAATACCAGTGTGTCTATATATTTCGGATTCGCGTCTATGATTACAGAAAATGCCTTTTCGTCGGAATATACTTTCTTTGCTATGATGTCCCATGTATCTCCAAGTATGGTCGTATACTTACTGCTCATTACATCGACACCCTCTTTTTATCCTTCTCATACTGCTGCATCATCTGATTGAATTTCTGCAGACTGTCGTCTGCCGCTCGTCTGACTGCAGCTTCCGTTTCTGCTCCGCCACCGCTGACCTGGAATACCGGAGAATATATAATCTTGTTTGAAGAGCTGTTGGATATATTAGCGCCTGCTGCTGACAGTTCCCGTCCTGCCGCTTCCCAAAGTGCCGCAGATCGTGACTTGCGGTTGATCGGGATTACATACTCTGTGTCTCCACCTTCTGCAATCCATGACAGCTCCGGAGAACTGATTCGATCACCTGCTGCATTATGGTTTACTACATTCGTCGGCAGCTTCTGTCCTCCTACAGCTCCCTGGACTGAATTTCTAATTCTGCCGTAGCTTTCAGCTGTAATGCTTGGAAGTAAATCCAGTTTTACATCAACACTGATCGGTGATGACATTGCCGATCTTGTTTCCGTGTCAACACTGCTTCTTGCCTGTCCCGCGAACGTTTTTGCTCCTGCCGAAATTTTATCCTGTGAGTTTGTCAAGGCGTCAGCAAAGTTCTGTGGGAATTCCTGTCCTCTCTCTTCTACTGTCTGCAGTGCCGCTGAAAACTCCTCGCTGCCTGCTGCCGCATCCGCTACTACCCTGTATGCCGCATCGAGATCTCCCGTGATAGCTTCAAGCATATCGACCTGCTGTAATATAGCATCAATCTGCGCTCCAAGATCTGTTCCTGCGAGTTCCTCCGAAAGACCGCGCAGCTCTTCGATATCTGGTTTCAGCGTTTCCAGTTTCTGCTTAATATCATTTTTTTCACCGGAACCAATTTCTGATATTCCAAGAGACTTCATGATAAAGTCTCCCATATCTGTCTGAAGATTTGCTCCGGCCATCCCTTTGCTAGACAGCTGTTCGAACACTGACGGCAGATTCGCAGTTACTTCATCGACAAGATCTCCATATGCTTTTGTCAATCCTTCGGAAGCAAAACTTACATTTGGCAGCGTGAGTTCTACCTCTTTGATTTTTGAGCTTGAAAGGATTTGTTCTGCTCTCCTTGCCGCTTCTTCATCGCTTAAAGGCTGTTCCCCTACACCAAGTTTTCCTGACGCTGTTCTGCTTCTCTGTAACTCATTTGCTGTCAGTGCTTCTTTTGTTGACGCTTCCAGGTCTACCTTGGCCCCTGATGTCCATTCTTTCACAAGACCAACCTGATTGGAAAATGCTTCCGGAGTCATTTCCGCTCCGGAAAATCCGTTCTGAAGCATCTGTCCTTCTGCGGTTGTTTCGGCCTGTGTGACCTGGTTTGTTAAGTCTGTCAGATTGTTCTTCAGCTTTTCAATGGTTTCTGCTTCTATGGGAGAGATAATGCTGTCTTCCATTGCTTCTTTGTAGGCTTTTCCAAGTGCTTCTCCCGCATTGCGGATATCACCATTTATATGGTCATACATGGCATTGAATCCACCTACCAGTCCGTTTCCGGTTTCGTCTCCCTCTCCAAAAAGCACTTCGACAGCCGCGTTCACAGTGTATTTCTTCTGTTCCGCAAGACTTATACTCTGCTCAATCAGAGAGTTCACAGAGTTTTCCAGTGATGCTGCATCCTCACCTGTCAGTTCGAATCCCGCTGACAGCTTCCACATGATATCGTCGAAAGAACTGCTCGATTTTTGAAACGCATCCATTTCCGAATTCAGCTTTTCAAACTGCCCCGAAAACCTTTCAAATCTTTTAACCTGGTCCTCCCCTACGATCAATCTTGTGTTCTGTTTCAGCTCCCGCATTGTGAGGTTGAGTTTTCCGAAATGGTTCTGTGACGCAATTCTCGCCATCTTCTTTTCATAAAGATCGATTCCAGTATTTAAGGCAACCATTCCGCCTGCTATAACAGAAGCCCATCCAACTGCTGTCATAGCTGCGTTTCCTGTCGTGAATATGGACTTTAATCCGTTAATTGCTCCATATCCCTCTTTTATACCTTTGAGCGCGGTAATCGTCGTCGCCAGTCCAAGCAACGGAGTGAATACATGTGGATTTGATATGAAGAATTCGCCTGCTTTCATCAGCGGTTCAACAAATCCCCTTGCGGATTCCGCTCCTTCCTTGAAATATCTGCGGACCGTTGGATATCTGTCTTCTATTGTGTCCGCGAAACCTCCTGCTTTATACATCAGCTGTGTAGCCTGCTGTGCTGCGTCTCTCAGAGGATCTGTTACGCCGTCATAAATTCGAATCTTTGTATCATCCCACGCCGACTGGAGAATCTTAATGTCACCCCAAAGGTTGTCCATCTTTGTTGCGGCCATCTGCTCCAGGGCGCCGTTGCAATCCATAAGTTTTCCGTACAGAGTATCCCATTCTGTACTGCCATCGGCCAACACATTGTTCAATCCCTGCATTAAGTCGTTAAGGCCGGCGATCTGCCTTTGTCCTGCGATTGCAGATAATGCTCTATTCCGGTCCTCTTCCGTCATATCCTTTGTCGCGTCGTTCAGCAACACAAGGGCGTTCTTCAAACCGATAAATTTTCCCTCGGCATCAAAAGCGGATATGCCGAGTTCGTTCATCATCTTTCCGGCCATTCCGCGTCCCGTTGTCATGTTGACAAGGATTCTATTTAAGGCAGTTCCCGCGGCTTCTGCTTTCAGACCTCGGTTTGCCATGACGCCTAGTGCGGTGGCGGATTCCTCGATATCTACATTCAGATTTGCAAGCGCACCACCAGTTTTTAACCATGCCACCATCAGCTGTTCCGCTGTCTGGTTCGACGAGTTGTTTGCCCTTGCTGCTACGTCAAGGAATCGCGGCATCTCTTCGATCTTCGTCTGTGTTGCTGCCATGGAGTCCGTAACAAGATCTGATGTTCTTGCAAGGTCCAAGTTTGTTGCTTCTGCCAGTTTTAAGACAGAAGGGAGTGACTTTACGGAATCATTTACACTCCATCCGGCAAGGGCCATATATTCCAGTGCATTTGCTGATTCTGTCGCAGTCTTTGTGGTTTTTCTTCCCCATTCCATCGCCGCTTCTCTTGCTTTTGCATATTCCGCATCCGATGCTCCGGCTGTCGCGGCCCACGAATCCATGGCTTTCTCAAATTCTTTTCCGGTATCAAGTGCCTGTTTTCCCACAGCAACCGCTGCGGTTCCTGCTGCCATAAGCGCTACGGTTCCAGTTTTTATCACTTTTGTCATGCCAGTCCAGGCTTTGTCTATAGCCGGTCCTGCTTTCGTCATAGCTTCACCGAAACTGACGCCTGCCGGAGTCATGTCTTTCTGAACGTCACGGGCAAATTTGGCCAACTGACGTTTTGTCATATTGGCTGCAACTCCGAGTGACGGATCCAGTCTTCCTATGATTTTTATCGCAAGCTCATATTCTGTTCTTGACATGATTCCCTCATTTCTTCAGCGCTTCCACTATGTCTTCAAAGGTTTCCAACAGCTGTCTGTACGGCATTCTGTAAAAAAAATCCAATCCGGTGTGCGTCCTGACTGCTGCCTGGATTGATATTTTTTTCATGGTCTTCACCCCTTCATGGTTCAGACCTTCGCGTAAAAAAAAGTATTCACCGTATTCTTGAAACGGATAGCATCTCTGACTCCCATTCCGTACAACCACTCATACGGTTTTTTGTTCATCAGCGCCGCCGCCATGCAGCAATACTCAAGTGTGCTTTCCAAGTTCGATCCCCTGAAACCAAGACGGTACATTTCCTGGTTCAGTGTATACATGTCCTGTATTGAAAAATTGTACAGTCCATTCAGATCAATACTTTTCACTTCTTCCCCTTCAAACATGAACGGCTTTTCAAGATTGAAAAGGAGATTCGGCATTTTCTCTTCTTCCTGCGCTGCTTTGTTCTCAACTTCTGCCATGTTTACCCCCATAAACCCCCGACGAATTGTCGGGGGTTGCTTCCTTTGTGCTTATCAACACATTTTGCGGATTTCTGCAGTGATATCCTCGTCGTTGACCACAAACTTATCAGACAGTTTGTCGATCTCGATCAGCTTCTTTCCGTCCACTTCAAACAGGATGTACAGTGCTTCAAATGTTACACTGGATCCCATCGTCTCACCCACGTTAAGGTTACCCGGAGTTACAGAGACGGCGTTTCCTCTGACAACATATCTGCACTGTGCCATCTTAATAACGCCGGAATTATTATCACGGCACTGCATCGCCCCTCTCAAGCAAACGCCGGTCTGCTTGGTGTGCTCCATAAACTGTGTCAGCTCTGCATAGAGCATCTTGAAAGGAATCTCCTGCTGAATGCTCTGTGTCTTTCCTACGATCGGCGTATTGTAGGTTCCGCCGATGCCGGCTCCGGAAACCTCTGCGGTCATCAGCTGAAGGGCTGCGACCTGGACCTGAGACGTAACACCGATAAGCCGGTTTCCGTCAAGGTCATAACAACGGTAATTGTTGAGTACCTCCGGTACTACCATGTTATTGATTACGGCCATAATTATTCACCTCCAAAAGCAGCTGCCAGGATTGTCGGATCAAACTCAATGATGCCCTCGATAACCTCTGCCGGTGTCCAGAAAGCAATATTGATGTGGAACACAATCTTTCCTGCCATAATCTGCGTTACCGGATTCTCGGATTCGTTAAATGCGATTCTTCCTCCTGCGATAACACCACTGGATTCAAGCGAATTCAGGAAGATGTTCTCGGAATCCACCACAGCCTGTGTCATTCGACGATCTGCCGGATTATCGATCTTCTCCTTGTAAGTCAGGATAAAATGGTTGCGGTACCAGTTCATCATTCTGCGGCATGCAATGAATTTATCCTTTACGCTTTCCGAATCGCTGCTTGCTGCAGTCCTGGTTCCCCAAACCTTCCAACCATTATCATTGAACAGGATAGTTACACCAAGGCCGTTCGGCACCTCTGCCTGCGGAATATCCAGTACAACTTCGGTTCCGTCTTTCAGCACTGCTGCGGTTGCCGGTGTATAAATGTTCGAAGGAGTCCAATACGGAATATCCTCATGCTCTGCGTCCATGGCTGCTGCTCTTGCTGCCCAAACGGTAGACATGTTATAAACCTGATCGTCATACTTCACCATCGGCCATACCGGTACAGCATGCGGGTCATTCAGCGACATTGCGGTTTTAGCTGTCTGCATTGCCGTATAAGTCTTATATGTATCAGTGTCGATATCGATCACTGCTTCACACTGGAAAAGACCGTTCAGGTCCTTTGTCTTTGCAATAAGAGCCGCGGCAACCGTTGCATTCTTAGACCATCCCGGTGCAAGCAGGAGTCCCGGAACCATACCAAGTTTCGGATAAACCTGACGGATCACCTCAATACCGCTGTCTTTTCCGGTTGTGGAGTCATATCCGCCGATGATATGTGCTGCAGTCAGTGTGGTCATATCAAGCTGTTTTCCGGTTACAGTCAGTGTACTGATGGAAGCACTTGTCAGCAGTGTGATCACAAGATACTCGTTATCATCAAAGCTAAGAGTATAGTCTGTTCCCTTGACCAGAGCGGTTTCTCCATTCTTTACAACCAGGTCCTTTACCATGACTCCGGTCTTCGAAATAGTCCCCTTGCCTGCTGTAACGGTCACGGTCTCACTGAGAGGCTTTGTGTGCGTTTCCGGATCGAGAACATTGATAAAGATAATCGGTGCAATGGCAAGTTTGCGGAACGAGTAATCAAGGTTCTCGCTGATTGTAAAGTGTTCGAAATCATCCGAATAACCTAATTTCTCCACGCCCTCGGCAAAGCTGTTTACCAGGACCGGAGTGTTTACCACAGAGTCCGGATCCTCAAGCATGTTAATAGGTGCAGTTCCAACCACAACCCGCAGTCCTGCAGACGATGTTACCGGAGTTGCGATCTGCTCTGCCTGTTCTGTGGTCTTGATTCTGTGTTCAAAAGCCATAGTTTATACCCCCTTTTCCTCAACCTGTCTGTACAGGATACTGAGTCTGGATTCTTTGTCTAACAGCGCTTTATTCGCTGCCGGCAGTTCACTGATGTTGATTACAAGTGCGCCGATAGTCGGCAGCTCTCTAATCATGTTCTGGAGATAATCCGGGAGGTCACCTGCGAAAATCGTCCCGTGTGTAACTCCATTGATTCTCGGACCGATGTACACCCTCTGAAGCTGTGTCGTCTTTTTAGGTGTCACAGTCTTTGTCACTTTCTCTGTCTTCTCACTCATAAGTACATTCCCTCTCTCTGTGTGGTTTGCACCTGGAACCATGTTGTAATGACGGCAAATGTGTACGGAAACGTGTCTTCCTCGTTGATCTCCCAATCAAAATCGCCTTTACATACATACTGTCCTTCCAGGATCGGATCCCTTGTGAATCTGTACATAAAGTTTTCAATCAGATTGAGCGCGTCCCGATGTCCGTTGTTCTCCGGTTCATCACTGTATATGCCAAAGATAATCGCGAATTTTACATTCTGATATCCGTTATCATCTTTGTTCTGTCCTTTATCGATCTTTACAGTACACCAAGGCGCCGCAAGGATTGCTTCCTCTGCCTGATCACCCACAAAATCTATCGTCTCCAAGTGTTCGGCTTCTCCGAACTCTTTGACCGGATCATGGTTTATCGGCAATCTCTGTTCGTATATTCTGATCTCTGTCGGTTCCTTTGTGCCGGCATCCTGAAAGAGCATCCCTTCTGTGATGTTCCTAATCTCTTTCATGATTGCCTGCTGACACTGCAGTGCCGTGTTTCCCGGCATATTATCAAACACAAAACTCATGACTACCCCAACGCTTTCTGTAAAGCTCTTTCACATTCCTGAATGAATATGCTTTGGAGCTGCGCTTCCTTTTGTTCATATACCTTTTCGTTTCTGACTGTTGCCATATCCGATGAACCCATCCACGTCTTCAGCCGTTCTTTTCCTGTCCTCGTCCTTTCTCCGGTATGTGTCACAATTGCCGTATGACTACTATCGAATGTCACAGCAAATCCAAGTCCGAATCTATTCTGAACAAGCTGCATTGGACCATTCTTCAGCTGCTGCACATAGATCGGGAATTTCACTCTCTGTCCTCCTCGATAAACCGTCTTGGTATGAGAGTCGCCCCCTATATGCCTAAACTTTTTGATATCCGGCTGTTCAGACTTGAATATCAGTGTCGCCGTTGGGTTCGCTGTTCTTGCTGATTCTTTTTTGCTTCGCCCTGATATCCCCTCCGGATGAGGTCCGCCATAAATCCTCTTGTTCTGCGTTTCCAGGATTCGCTTTGCCCTTGTTGCTGTCTTGTTCGCTGCCGTTTTATAGACGTTCTCTTCGTACTTCCCTTCGACGTTGCGTAATGCCTTAATAACTTTCTGGTACTGCGCTTCATCCAGTTCCAAACGAATGATGCTCATGACTGATATCTCCTTAATGTGATAGAGTAAACTCCACCCTCATCTCTGGAGTCTGTGACGCGGTAGGTTCTGCCGTCTAACTGTATTGCGTGTCCCCTGGCCGGCTGTTCACCGAAATCTTTTCTTGAAACATACACAAGAATATTGTCTTCATAGATTCCGTCGATTCGTGAGTGTTCAAACTGCTTCTTTCCTCTTTCTTCAACCTCATTCGAATCTACGATGATCAACATCTTCCTTCCACCGAACATATGGTATTCACCAAATTCTTCCGGATTCAGGAACACATTCTGAATATCCTGAAAGGCCAGCTCTTTAAAGCCGATTCCCATCTTTCTTTCTCCTCTCTGAAAGAGGCACCTGCCCGACGAGATTTTCGTCTGATTCGGAATTGACAGCCTTTCCGGGCCTTCCGGCTTTCTTGGCTGCTCGTTTGGCTTTAACGTGAGTTTTTTTTGCTTTTAAGGCTATATACTCTTCATCCTCAACAGCACTCCCCGCTTCCAACCACGCAGCTTCATTACCGGTGTTGGCCGGGAGGATGTCTCCCGGCTTATACCGATAATTTCCAAACCAGATTTCTTTTACCGCAATCATCCGACGAGCTTAACCGCAATCTCTGTTGCGTCTGCTGCAGCGGCAGCTGCGGCATAACCAACAGCTGCAGTTACGCCACTACTAGGAGCAGCGGCAGCAATGCCGGTGCCATCAAAATAAACCGGTGCGCCCATTGCAATGGCAGTGCTTGCAGTTTTCGGCATCGTGAATACGCCACACACTTCGATTGCACCTACTTCACCAACCGGAATATCTGCGCCGGCGATGCCGATTCTCTGATCGATGACTACAACGTCACCTGCTTCGATCAGTGCAGATCCTTCGTTCTTATAGTCAAGGCTTTCACCTCTCTGAACATAAGTACAGGTCATTTCCTTTTCCTCCTCTCATTAGATCGCTACGCCCGGATTCTTGTAGATTCCGCGGAAGTCGCGAACGGTGATGCCCCAATCAAGCCAGATATCCCAGACAAAGCCGAGAGTGCCCGGAACTTCCATTCTTCTAACGGTCGGCACCTCCTGGCCATTGAGATAATCAACCTGAATTCCTCTTGCAGAGGATTCGTCGGCAATCATGAACCACGGGCATGCATTGCTTCCCGCTTTTGCATTCAATCTCGGAGACTGCACTACCTTGATCGGATAGTTGTACAGCGGGTTGATGTCGTTATTTCCGGAACCGGTAACCTGTGCGGAATGGAAGATTACAGCCAGGTCAAACTCATAACCAACCGGAACAACGATTGCAGCCGGTGTCATGTAAATCGGATCTCCGAACGGATCAGTCTGCTTCTGCATCTGCAGAATAATCTGCTGAATCGAAGTCTGAGACGGTGCCGCGCCGGTCCCAATCAGGTTCTTGTGGTCGTTATGGAACAGCTTCTTTCCGTCATATACGGTCGGATTATCAAACAGGACGTCGTAAACCTGCTTATCAATCGTCTTTTTGGCTGCTTCAGCATAAAGACCAGGCACTCTTGCAAGGAATCCGATATCATCATTTACGAATGCCTGACGAGTCATGGAGAACTGCTTTGCATAGGTATCCAGTTTTCTTGTCGGCATCAGCTCGGTCTTCGGTGTGCCGGACTTGATCTCACCATTCTCCGGGACCTTTTCAAAATCTCCTACGCCGCCGATAGCATATTCATGGTCCGCAGAGGACTTAAAGTCCGGAAGAGATCCCTTTGTGGTGAATTCCTGGAATGTGGTCGGTACACGGTTATACATTTCCACAATAGACTTACGGATAGTAGTATCCAGGATAGCCGGGAATGCGGCAGACGGATTGTAATACTGACGAAGCATCATGTCGTAAACTTCATCAGCGGATTTCCGCATAACTGCTCCGGTATCCTCTCCCTCTCTCTGCAGACACTCAATAGCAAGATCCCGCAGAGAAATGCTGCGATACTCATTTGCTCCTGCTGCCGGATTCGCTACGGAAATACCTGCTCTCATCATCAGACCATCCGTTGCCGCCGCTCTGAACTTGTCGCCCTCATCAGCTGTTACTCTTGCAT